GGTCGTTCGCGGAGAATGTGTCGCCCGTCCGTTCTGCACAATAAAAAGCGAAGATTAGGCAGAAAGGAATTTTTTATGGGCAGAAACTTTCCGAAGAGAGGTGGTGAAATATGGCGGGAGCAAGCGGGAATGTAAAGGCCGGACGGGCGTTTGTCGAGATCATGCTCGACCAGACAAAACTGGAGCGCGGTCTCAAACAGGCGCAGACGAAAATCAGGAATTTCGGCAACTCTCTCACGACCGCCGGGAAAAGTATGGTGACAGTGGCGACGATAGCCGCCGCGCCGTTCGCATTCGCCACCAAGACGTTCATGGATTTCGACGATCAGATGCGGATGGTCAAGGGCGTCACCGGCGCGACCGAAACGGAATTCAAATCCCTGACCGCCGTTGCGGAAAAACTTGGTCGCGAAACCAGTTTCACGGCAAAACAGGTCGCGGACGGTATGACCGCCTTGGGACGCATGGGATTCAACGCCAAGGAGATCGAGGCGGCGATTCCGGCGGTTTTGAATCTCTCCCGTGCGACCGGAACGGAGCTGTCCGAAGCCGCCGAAATCGCGGCCAACAACATGCGGGTGTTCGGAATCGAAAGCTCCAGGATGGCAGATGTTGCCGACATTCTGACCGCCACCGCGAACGGTTCGGCGCAGACGCTGACCGACCTTGCGGAGGGCTTGAAGATGGCGGGTCCGCAGGCCGCCGCCGCGAAAGACAATATTGTCAATGTCTCCGGGGCGCTCGGCGTGCTGGCGAACATGGGCATCAAGGGTTCGCTGGCCGGAACTGCTTTGCGGAAATCCTACAGCCAGTTTGCCAAAACTGACATTCAGAACAAGTTGAAATCCATCGGGATCGCCACCGTCGATGCGAACGGAAACTTGCGTTCGATGCCGGACATTATGGCGGATATCGCCAAAGCCATGGCGACGATGCCGACCGCCAAGCGGCTGGGCTTTGCGGAGGAGATTTTCGATTTGCGCGGTTCTCTTGCCGGATTGCAGCTGGGCGGAAACATCGACCAGTTGAACGCTTTCATTGCAAAATTGAAGAGCGTCAACGGAGTGGCGGCGCAGACAGCCAAGGAGATGGATTCCGGTATCGGCGGAGCGTTCCGCAGATTCATGTCCGCCGTCGAAGGGGTGCAGATTGCCATCGGACGGATTATCGGCGACGCCATCGCTCCCTACATGGACAAGATTTCGCAGATGCTCAACCGCATGGCGGAATGGTGCGCCGCGCATAAAGAGGTCATCATCATGGCGGTGAAAGTCATCGCCGGAGTCGCGGCATTGGGAGCGGCATTGATTGTCGCCGGAGTCGCCGTCAAGGCGATGACGCTTGCGGTCGGCGGTCTCTGCACCGTGTTTACGATTTTGAAAGTGGTGGTGCTTGCGCCGATTGCGGCAGTCAAGGGACTCATCGCGGTATTCACGCTTTTGAAAACCGTTCTCATCGGTGTAAAGGTTGTGGCTCTCGCCACTTGGGCGGCGATTTCGAGTCCGGCATTCATCGTCGCTGCGGCGCTGGGTGTGCTGGTCGCTGCGGTGTGGAAACTCACCGGAGCGTGGGACATGTGTGCCGACGGGGTGCGCGGTCTTGCCGCCGATTTCGGCACGGCGTTCAAAGCCATCGGCGAAGTGGTCGGACAGACGTGGGAAGTCATCAAAATCGCGCTTTCCTCCGGCGATCTCGCCGGAGCGGCGAAAGTCGGACTGGCGGCCTTGAAAGTAGTCTGGCTGACCGGGCTTTTTCCGTTGAAAAAGGCATGGTTCGAACTGAAAAACTTCCTTGATGATTCGTGGACGATCACCGTCTATTCCATCCTAAAACTGGCCAACAATCTTTGGTACGGTTTGCTCATGGGCTTGAAACAGATCGGCGATGCAATGCAGGACGCATGGAGTTTCATCTGGGACGGGATTGTGACCACCTTTGAAAAGACGGTTTTGGAACTGCAAAAGGCGTGGATTCGCACCAAGGGCTTGTTTGATTCCGACGAGGAAGTCAATGCTCAAATCGCCGTGGTTGAGAAAGAATATTCCGACCGCAAATTGGCGCGTGAGCAGAAATCCGCCGATGCGGTGAACCGCCGAGAATCGGAACGGAAAGCTCTCGGTGACGAATGGGATTCCTCCAACAAATCCATCGACGATGCGATGAATCAGGAAATCATGGAAAATCAGCAGGCCTACCGGGACGCTCTCGGCGGAGCAGCGGCTGAAATCGAAGCAGCGAAAGGCCAGTGGCAGTCGGCCATGGACGAAGTCAAAAAACGTGCCGCAGAAAAAGCCGCTCAAGTAGATGAAGCCAAAGAGAAAACAGCCGCCGCCGCCGAAAACACCAAGGATGCCGAAACCAGAGTGGCCGGGATTTCCGGCGACAAGGCGATGGGCAGCTGGTCGGCGGAGGAGCTGGGCGATATGCTCGGCGGCGGCAACGCCCAGGAGCGCACGGCCAAGGCCACCGAGGAATCGGTAAAGCAGCAGAAGGAAACCAACAAGCATTTGAAGAAACTGGAAACGGGTTCTTCCGGCGGAACAACCACATACGGAGACTGATATGTCGAAAGTCGAGCAGAGTTACAGCGCCCATTCCAAGGCGATCAATAAAAATGGAAAATTCACTTCGGCGGAGATCCCGTATGTGGCGTTTGAAGTCGCGGACGAGAACGAGGCGCTGACTGCCGTTCTTGCCGCCGCTCCGGCCACCTGCGGTGATCTGCCGCTGGATTCGGTGGAAATCGATTCCAGAGAAAACGACACCACGTTCAAGGTCAACGCCGTTTACAAAACGGAAACCAGTTCGTCCGATGACGATGATGACGATCCCGAACCGACCGTGAGCTTCGACTGCGGAGGCGGCTCGAAGCACATGACGCACAGTCTGAAGCAAACCAAGGCGTTCGGCACGAAGGATGCCGGAGGCGCAATCGGCTGGAATGGCAAATCCGGTTCGGAAATGGAGATCGCCGGGGTGGACATTCCGACGGCGCAGTTGCGCGAGACCTACACCCGGATCATGAAGTTGAGCCGGATTTCCACGTCCTTCAAACGGAACGTGGCGGCTCTGGTCGGGAAAGTCAACAGCGGCTCGTTCAAAGGCTGGTCGGCGGGTGAAGTGATGTTCCTCGGCATGAGCTATTCCTGCCCGGACAAGAAGTCAACGAAAGTTACTGTAACTTTCAACTTTGCCATTCAACCGAACGAATCGGGTGCGAAAATCGGGACGAAAAGCGTCTCGAAAAAGGGCTTTGAATACGTCTGGGCTTTGAGCAAAACCTCCGCCGAAAGCGGTGTGCCGAAAGCGGAAGTCGAAGCCATCTACGTCGATCAAGTCTGCGAATACGCCAGCTTCGGCGCACTGGGATTGTGAGGTGACGCATGGCTTTCTTTCCTGACGTTACCAAGGGTCAGAAATTCACGCCCAGCGCCATGCTTTCCAACAATGTCCGGCACATCGTGAATTCCCTCAACGGTTTTCAGAGCCGGGGAATTCTTGGAGCCGGATCGGGAGTTGTCCGCATTCAAGTTTACAACGCCGGATCGGGTGAAATCGCCGCCGGGACGGCTGTCAATTTTTCGGAAAACGGTTCGCTTTGCGGCGACGTCATTCCCTGCGAACCGTTGAAAGACGCGGCAAAGCCGTGGGGCGTTACCGTGCTGAAACTGGCGGCAAAAGAAATGGGCGACTGCGTCTTGAGCGGTCCGGCGACGGTGTCGCTTTCCGGTTCGGGCGATTACGCCCAGCCAAGCACAAGCAGTCCGGCAGCATTCACCCGTGGCGCGACCGGCGCGCCGGTGATTTTTTCATCCGGCGGCAAAGGCGTGATTCTCCTTGGCGCAATCTCGCAGGACATTTATGACGGACCGTTTGCCTTGAGTTACGATACCGAATCGAAAAAGCTGAAAATATCCGCCGGATATTTGAACCGCAACGGCGAGTGGCTGGATGTCGCGGCCAAGGAGTTGTCACCGTCAACGGGAACGGTCTGCGTCTGCACGACACTTGGCAGCGACGGCAGCTGGACAACGCCGGAAATCAAGATTTCCACGCCGGGACAGTACGCCTATCCGATTGGAAGTTGCAAGGTTTCCGGTGAATCGGTGACGTTTTGCTCGTTCCGTGTCCCGGTCGCGATTTTTATGGTTTCCGATCTTTGCTCAACCACGAATTGAGGTGAATTATGGCCGATGAAGAAACACCTCCCTCGATTTTGTGGAAGGACAAGGAGACGAAGAAACTCATCAAAAAGAAGAAAAACGGGCGGCTGATCGTCTGCTGGGTGAAGACTTGGAATTTGCGTCCGTATCAAGGTGATAAAATCGGTTTGCCCGGACACCGCTGGCGCATCCGGGATGTGGGCGAAAGCCATCACAACAATCCCGATGCATCCTGTTCCGGGACAATCTACAACAACGGCACAATCGACGGCAACGGCAAACTCACCGGACTTCCAGCGGAGTTCACTTCCGGGTATGGGTACAACGGCTATATGGAGCTTCAGCAGGGATGCGTCCGGGATGACGGCAGCATCGAATGGCCTTGCCCCAACGGATAAAATTTATGGAGGAAAGATGTTTGATTTCAACGATTCACGCTATACGCACATGCCGTTCGCCGCCGTGGACACGGACGGCAACTCAAAAGAGTTCTGCTGCATTCAGAATAACGGTCTGTGGAAATTGTATCACTTTACCGGGCGGAAATGGAA